CGATAATTTCATATTTCGATGTCTCCGTCTTCATCTCGTTGACATTGACCTTGACGCCCATCGCGCGCAGTTCAGTCTCAAAAGGCTGTGGACGGTAATTACCCATCTGATGCATCGACAGGTACGTATCGATCTGCGCAGCCATGAAATCCGAACGCTTGCCCAACTTCTTGATCTGCGCGCGCGACATCACATGCCGCGTGAAGTAGCCGTCCATCTCGGCAAACGTCTTCGCCGACAGATCAGGATAGAAGTCCCAGCAACGCAGAAACTCGAACACCGGCTTGTAGACCGTCTTCGTCTGCGGCTTCGGTATCTTAGATACACGATCCATCACCCACTTCGTCGATTTCGTTTCCCGTGCAAATGGACCACGCAACAATCCCGGACCGTAAATGACACCCTGCCGGATCACCTCGCGATTGAGTGCGATGAAATCGTAGGTCTGATCGCCGCCCAACTCCTGGAGCTGGTCATCAATCAGCGTCGTCAGCTTCTCCGCACGTTTCTCAGCCCACGTCTGCATCGCCGACATGGCGTATTCAAGATCAACCGTCGGTGTGACGCCCTGCTCTTGGTCCTTCTTCTGCGCATCGGCAATGGCTTCCTTGACATCCTCCGGCTTCATGTCCGGATCAGGCGAAGCATGAATCTCCCAATTGCGTTCGTTACCAGGGAACATCAAGTCCATCAGTCGTGACAGCACACTGACGCACTTGACGCGTGTGACCCTCGGGTAAGCTTTGGAACGATTGACACTCAGCTCCTTCTCAATCTCCGGGTCATAGAGACCAAGATATTGGCGCTCATTCCGCAGCCAACGCAATTCCAAGATACGCCGATCAGAACGGTACTGCTCAAACAGGAAATTAAGCTTCTGCCCGACAGCGCGCAAGTCCTCAGGGTTCAGCTTCTTGACGGGAGCGTCATCCTGATCACCTTCGACCTTCACACCGGGTGGCACCAACTCAGCCTTAGCCGACACCGCCGAAGTGCCGTAAGAAATGCCGGCAGGGGATACGGACATGATCAAGCCTCACTGAAAGTGGTAGCCGGAACCGAAAGATTTCGGCGGCGCGAATTTTTTGGCCCCTGGGGCATTCTGGTACTTCTCATTGCGCTCAATCGACCGGTAGAAATAACGGGCGAGATAGCCAGCGCCATCAGCCGGATGCGTGTAAGGGTTATCCTCCGGTTCGTCGCCTTTGACTCCACCCCGCTTCATATCCATAGCATAACGCCAGCCACCCTTCAATGCACGAATCAAAATGGGGCACTGGAAGGGATCGATCAAGAGCGCGGGGCCAACCTCCGTCAGCCGCCCGCAGTAATATTCCAACGCTCCCACCCGCAATGCCAGCCGATTGTTGCTCTCAACCTTCACCACATAGAAGCGCTTAAAGACATCCACCACCGACTTCTCATCAGTTTGAGCGCGATTCGCCGCGGCCGGGTCCGGCGCAATAATGATCTTCGCATCCGGGAACCGTCGTCGCAGGTAAGGCCGCAATCGCTCGTCGATCAACCGTTGTGCGCCGTAGCCAGCCTGACATAACTCGCCCAGGATCAACAGCCGCCCCCACATATCTTCCTGCCCGAAAATCATCGCACTGCCCCCCAAGCCAGGGTCCAGTCCAATGATGAGCGGCAATTGCGGATTGTAGTGTAGCGATGATTTCGCGATATGCTGATCTGGTTTGAACGTGGCGAGTACCGGCTTGCCGGCAACCGAGAAACCCCACTCAGCATCGATGTACTGCTTGCACCACGCTTCGGATTTTCCCTTCGCCTGATTGACATAATAATCCCTCTTGCCGGGCAGGTTCTCCCAATTCTCAGCCTCTAGGCTACGACCGGGCGGCTGCAGATAATAGTGGACGTTCGTTTCCTCAGGAAGGCCAAGCATGCGACGACGCATGATGCGCGCATCCGCGTCACCCAGGACACCATCCCTGGTGAAGCGCTCCACCAGTGTCTCATCATGCAGGTGATCAAACCACCAACTATCTTCCACACTCGGATTCGAGACACCCCACATGCCCCAGTTCGTCGCCCCACCATCTTTGTCAGGCGGATACCGTCCAACACGAGCAGACAACGCATCGATGATCTCCTTCGGGATTTGCACAAACTCATCGATCAGCGCGAACGTCACCTCTAGCGACAGGACGCGCGCAATGTCGTCCGGCGTATCGAGCGGGCGGAACATCACCTCGCACTCGACATCATCGAACCGAAGAATGAAGTTGTAGTCGCTGGCCCGCCATTCACCGGCCTGCCCATCCTTAAACCAATAGTTCCAGGAAACCAGCGTAGTGTCCTTGAGCTGCGGCCTAGTGTTACGAACGACAACCGCACGCGTACGTCTGATACCGTCCTTACTCTTGGCCTGCTGTCTGGCCATGTAGATCAACTTCATGAACATCGCCGTCGTCTTGCCAGAATTACCGGTAACGAAAACCGACCCATTGCAGCGCGCTACGAAAAACCCTGTCGACGTGGAGAAGCAATATTTCCTACCATCAAGTGCCTGCACCCGTGAAACGCGCGTCTCAGCCCGCACCATAGCCTTATTCTTCATACTATCCGGCAGTCTAATTCTGACCCGGTACGCCGGCGACCAATCCTTGCCTTCTGGGACATTGTCCTGACTGATCGTCGCACGATACCCACACGCATGCGCCGCAAATTGAACCGCGTCAGCGTGCATTCTGATCGTAGAGAAGAATTGCTTCTCCCTCCACTCAACCGAACCGTCCCAGCGCAAACACTCGTCAACGACAACCGCAAGCTGTCTGGAAGATAGCGACCAGACAAAATCGAGAGACTTCGACGCGTCGGCCCACCGAAATGCAAACCGTGTCTCGGTAGGTCGTGCAGCGCTATTCCGCTCCTGCCAATCAAGGCCACAAGCGGTAAGCAACTCACGTAAGCGAGCCTTCTTCCGTTCCTTTCTCACCGTCACTAACCGCGTCTGGCTATGCGCTGGAATATGTCCATCGGCACTGAACATCACCCGCAATCGAATCTCGTCATCCGATAAGGCAGCGTCGCGTCTCGACAACTCGAAAGTCGTAGGAATAGTTCGCCGACTCGGATGTGCCGCGCATTCAGCCGCTGTAGCAATCTTCGTCACACCACGATAGTCCTCGTACAGCACTCGGTGCTCCGGCGACAACTCCATTTCCAATGAGCCAGAATCAAAGCGATAAAATAGCTCCGTCATCGGCAGCACAACATGCTGTGCCCTCTCAAACGACACGACGCCGTCTTTCCAGACCGCTACCTCGTCACCAGACGTATACGCGTCCATGCGTTTCCAACCTTGCGGCGTCAGAAACTCACTATCCGCCGGAAGACAACCATATGGGCCAACGCACCACGCGTAGAACAACTGAGCCGACGGGGCCCATTTGATGAACTGCCGCAGCGTGGACGGTGGTGTGTAACTCAGAACTTCCATTATAGATGCAACTCGATTTTGAGCGCGGCAATGACGCCAGCTCCAGCCCCAGCCCCTTGTTCACGCGATGCATCAAGTCCTGCTACCTTAACAGTATGCTTAATGAGATCAGCCTTCACTGCCGCCGGCACCACATCATAGGGAGCGTTAATCATCTCGAACGATTTCTGCAACAGCACATTACTCTGCAACCTCGCCTTAACCCGGAAGGACATGCCGTCATGCCGTAGCTCGTCCACCGCCATCTTCACCGCGGCAATGAAGATCGGATCAGCGCGTAGGCGATCCCACTCGACCTGATCGATCCCGTAGGACTCGCACAGGTCCCGCGGACTCGTCTCACGCAAGGCCAGCTCAATCGGCAGCGTGGGCGGCCAACCAAGGGTAGCAGGGTCCTGGAGTGCGAGATCATTGCTCACTTACGCGCCTCCACGAGCGCGCGAAGTACCACCTCGCGCACCCCCTCGACCAGCTTCACAAACTGGACGAACTGCTGCAGAGCGTTCTCGCCGCGCTTCTCGGCGCAGTTCTGAATAAGGACATTGAACGCCGCCTGTATCTGCTGACGCACAGCGGCGTCGATGTCCAACTCCAATTCAATGACGGGCCTCATTTGTGCGACCTCGCAGGTTTAGAAAAGAACAGCCAGACATCCTCCTGGAACGCCTTGTCATTCCGAAGTCGCTGGTTGGCGTTGAGGATCGACGCACGCTCGATCGCCGAGAACGCGCGCGCATCCTGGCCCTTGACCGGGACCGGGATAGGAACAGGCACGCCGAACAGCGCCGGAGGCGGCGGCAAGTTAGGAAGTTGAACCACCGGGGGAGATGATGTCGAGCAGGCGCTGAACATCATCAGGGCTGAACCCACAAGGAGGATTCGACTTGAGTTGCGCAACATAGGCATTCACCTTCACTTGGTTGACCGCGTTGGCGGCTTCCGCAGCCTTCTGCGCGGTCGAGGCATCATCAGCAATCACCTTCGATGCATCAGCTTCACGTTGCAACTCTGCGTTGTTGGCTTGGAGCTGCGCGATGTTCTGTTTGAGAAGCGCCGACTGGTCCATGCTGCCACGCGTGGTGTATCCAGCATCGAACGCGAACACGCCCGCAGCCAGAACCAAAAGGGCTGCCGCAAGCCAGCGACCAACCAGCGGAATGTAAACGAACGCCGCCGCAGCGGCAATAACCAGCAGGACACCGATACCCGGCAGGAGATAGGCCCAGAGAATCGCAAGCATGATGATCACTCCAAACAGAGGTGCCGCTCTTGCTGGCGGCGAAGCGTCAGGCCAGGAAACACGATTCCTGCGGCGCGATTGAATTTCAAGAAATCATCGCACGCCTGCTGGACATCGTCAACATTCAAATCACGCACCACACTTGATGAACAAACTCCGTGGACCCCGATATTGTACGCGAGCGAAAGCACTGCAACATAACGTGTATCGGGCATATCCGCCAGCACCGCCTTATTGATGCATCGCTCAAGCCCGTCTGCCGCCCGGCCTAAATCGTTCAGCAGGAGCCATTTGCACTGTGTAATGCTATCCCGTTGGTAAGGCTGCACATTGCCGGTATGGCCATAGCAGATGGTCCATGGCGGGCCACGCGTCGCCGGATCAGGGTAAGCCACTTGCCGCAACCCCTCGAATCCGCCGACGACCGAAACCGCCAGGGCCGCAACCACGCCACCTTTCTGGAGCCGGTTCATTCAACATCTACCCCAGGTTGCCGCGTCATGCGCGCGACCACAAGAACCGCGCATAACAGCATGTTAGCCCCTGCATACGCGATCAGCCACCAAGGCGTCTGTGGGAAAATCCCACCCAGCCACGGAAACACGCCGACGAAACCA